TAAGAGAGAGTCTGGCAGTTGTAGGATTAGGTCCGTTGTCGTTTCGACTCTCATGGTTCTCAGAAGGTGGCGTTGCTGTTGCCGAGACCGCGAATGTCGAGTTCGTTCTGCATGGCGCCGATTGCCACGCGGATAAGGTCAATCTGTATCCGTTCCAGAGTCGGCACCGGAGTGACGAACACCTGAGCATTCACAATCCCCTCCTCCAACGTAGCAGCGGTGTTGATTCGCTCGTCGCAGATGATCGTGAAGGCATCCTTCGGACGATTGCCGAAGAGTGCGCCACGAACGTACAGTTGGTTGAGAACGCTATTGCCGATCGAGATGATTTGGTTGTAGATGACGCCAAACCCATCAATCACGTTGAAGATTTGCTGGTCAAAGGCGTTACGCAGACTACCGTACACCACGTTGAGAATAACGCGAGTGTTGACGAACTGGTACAGACGTTGCTGTGCATCGGCAGTGTTGACTCGGCAGCGACCACCCCAGATGAACACTGAAGTTTGCGGGTACCCGGGCAGGGTGCGGATGGCGTTGCATCCCTTCGGGTTCAGCAGGTTCTGCTGATCCGAATTGATGGCGATCTGAGCACCGACTGCATCTGCAAGTTGGTACTTGACGCCAGCAGGGGGGAACTGGTAACCCTCAGCACGGTAGCGACGGACAGCCACGCCAGTCACGTAAGGCGACGGAGGAATGAACTGACCGGCAGCGTTCCGGACGTAGGGACCATAGAAAGCGATGAAACCGAGAGGGTTGGAGTACCGCTGACTGTCGTCGAGAAGACGAGTGACAGTGTCCACACCTGCCTCGACCTGAACCGCCTGCGGCACACCGTCGAAACCAACGCCACGCAGTGCGTCGCTGATGATCTCAGTCGAGGTGATGGCGTCGAAGTTCCAGAGGTTGGAGGGAGGTGTGACTTCGGGGGTGTACACCAGGGAGACGGCGGACCCGTACAGCACCTGACCGGCGCTGGGGAGGTAACCACCGGACGCAGCGGCAGGAACCACACGCCACAGGTAGGCGCTGCCTTCCTGCACTACGACGATCCGATCGCCAACAACAACGGCAGTGGTACCGTCAGGGGCGAAACCAGCAGCAGTGACCACGGTGAAGTAAACACCGAGGAGGTCAGCGAGGTAATCGTTGATGTCGGCGTTGGTGTCACCGTCGGCGAGACCAGCGGCAGTCGAGTACGGCGTCACATCATCGACAGCACCGGCACCGGTGGGGTTGTACGTACCACCCAGAATCGGGTTGATAGCAGGAACCAAGAACGCCTCGGAGACGTAGGACTGCTCGACCGTGGGCACGCAGTAGTAGTTGGCGACGGTGGTAGTGGTGTCACCGGGGTCAACCAGTTCCAACTCGGGAAGCCACCCTGCCTCGGTGGTCTCGCCCCAGGCAGAGATCTCATCCTGACTGAGAACGCTGGCGCTCTCGTTCAGATAGATGGAGACAGTCGGGTTGGTTGCAGCAGCAGCGGGTGAAGCAGCAGCGGCAGCCGCCTGGTTGTCCACGGTGCCGGAGTTGAATCCGTACTTGCGACCGCGAGTGAAGGGAACGGTGGTCAACTCGGCGAGTTGCGAGGCAAGAGCACCGCCACCCAGCATGGAGGAGTACACGACAGTCGGTTTGGACTGAACGACGTACCCGCCACTAGGAATGCTGACGAAAGTGCTGGCAGCGTATGTCGTGACGTTTGTCGACAGTACGAAGGTGTCGGTGTCGATGACAGTCACGAAGTACAGGTTGCGAGCAGTCCGAGTGGTTGCACGCACCAGGGCCACCTCGTCGGCACCCTTCTTGGTCATGATAGCCCGCGTGAACAGCACGTTTTGACCGCTCTGCAGACCATGACCCTTGACGTCGAACACAGCAGCGCCTGTGAACCGCGCCACGGTGCCAGCATAAGTGGTGACCGAGACGGCAGGGTTGAACAGCGTCCGAGTGGTGAACCCGAGGCGGTAGTCGTTGGTCGACTTCTGCAGTGTGGCAGGCAGGTGGTTCGTGTTGATGAACTGGTTGCTATCGGTGACGTTCTGAATCAGATCGGAGGTCTGCGAGTTGATCGTGGCTTCCAGGTCGTACTGAGGCGTCAGATAGCTGAGAGTGCAGGTTCCGGTGGTGCTCGGGTAGGTGATGGCACCGGCAGGGGCAGCGACCAGTTTGTCAGTACCGCCAGCAGCAGTCACAGCGATGAGCACCGACTGCGCTTCGGAGGCAGTGGCGCACAAGAACACCTTGTTCAGCGAGTAGTCGCCAGTGACAGCGATATCGGCAGGGGGTGCGACAACGTAGACATCGGTGCCATTGAGGTCGACGGCACCCACCACACCAGGGACGGCAGCGAGGGTGAATGCATTACCAGCACTCGTGGCGTCGCTCAGCACAACCTTCTGAATGGTCAGTGTGACCGGCCAGTAGTTGACCATGTCGGGCAGGGTGACGATACCCCGAGCAGCATTGGTGACTGCGGAGTCAGCGTAGACGCCGTTGTCGAGCAGACCGATCTTCGTATCGATGGGCACCTCGTTTACAGACTGTTCGATGGCAGTCTGGGGGGAGGAACCAGCGACGATCTCCTGGTAGGTGGCTCGATCGTAGGAGACGGACTCGCCGACCCACTTATAGATCACGTTGTCGACGAGGTAGTTATTGCCCTCGACGAGATCCGCCGACGCACTGTGCGGTGTGTACAGGGAATACTTGTTGACATCGGTGACAAGGAACGGACCGGGATCAGCGAGTGCCATCCACTTGTAGGATCCGCTGGCGCAGTGAGCAGCAGCAGCAGCACCGATGGCGGAACGACCGGCAGCGTCGAACTGAGCGTAGGCAGTCGGAGTGATCAGGTAACCCTGGTCCTGCTGACCGTCGAAGGCAGTGTTGATGCACTGGATGTAGTCCTGGGGGACGCGAACCAGATTGCTGCTCTGACCGACGATGTTGCGGATGTCGTACCCGTTCTGCATCAGAACGTACTTACCACCCACAGGAAGCACCTGAGTGACAACAGTCACAGGGGCATTGAAGGTCGTGGAGGCGATGGTGACGTAACCCTGGTCAGAATCAGACAGGGGGTCGAGGTCGTTGGCAAGACCAAAGTCGCGGACGTAGACCGAACTGCGAACACTGGGGTTGCTCTCGATGGCAGCAGCGACGGCGGATGCCAACGCAGAAGCGATCTTGCGGTTGTTCACCGCATCACCAGCGATGTAGTTCGCGGGGATCACGACAGGAACACCCAGCCACTCACCGCTGTCGGTTTAACCAGTGCTGCCATCTCCAGCGACGAGACGAGTGCCGTTCAGAACCATCTGAACATACACCACATCGCCTGCCTTCAGATTGGTAGGGAGGTCAGTGCTGTTGGTCTTTGTGCCCGAAGGGAGGAATGAAATCTCGACAATCTGATCCGGTGTGCCAACGCGAACGACTCGCAGATCGCCCACCTGAGCATTTTGGAAAAACTCGTTGACGCAGTTGTACGCCAGCAGAGGAATGCGATCCTCAGGGGCAGAACCACCCACGAGCAGTTTGTACTCGGACAGCGAGGTGATTGCAGTCGGGGTGTTGAACGGAAAGACTGTTACTGGGGCAGACTCAGGTGCCTCCACCAGCATGTAGACGGTGGAGAATGCGGAGATGCCGGCATTAGCAGCGACACCAGCACTCTCATTCAAATAAACGCCAGGGGCAGAAGGAGTGATTCCGGAACTGCCCAGGGAAAATGTCGCCATGTTGAAACTCGATACACCCTCTTTTCGGGCGTCTCTGTCGGCAGGGAAGAATCCGACGTGGTCTCCTAGGAGGTGACGCTTAGGGAGGTTTTACCCTCTCACACCTGTCCGATCACTGCCTCATCGGAATCTTGTGTGTACCCATTGAGTCTCACGCGATCTTCGACCGCAGGGAGAGAGTACTTCGTGATTGCTTCAACGTACGACTGCTCAGTGGTAAACGGAGCAATGCTGTCGCTCACTCGCGCATTCGGTAATCCGTACACACCGGATGTCTGTTTCAGACTACCATTGCTCACCGAGGGAGATGGGAGTCGCAGTTGAGCACCGAGGGGTGGTTCCGTTACGACGTCCCACTGGGGGTTTTGCTCCAGAACCTCGCGGTATGCCAGAGAGTCAGTGTAGAACAGGTACCCCAGTTTGCGCCATGTAAACTCCTGTTGCCACGCTAACGAAATCATCGTTTCTGTGCACGTGCCATAAGACGAGCACCAATCGAGGTACCACGGTTCAGATCAAACCCGTTCTCGTGTGCCAGTTCTTTTGCTGCCTTCTCGAGTTGCGGCAGTGTCTGGGGCACGAATGGGTCAACCTTGTCGTCAGTCTTCTTCGCCAGTTTTTCACGGACGTCGGTCTGCACCTTCTCGGGGGCAGCAGCAGGTGCGGGTCCCTCGGACTCCTTGCTGCCAGTCTTCAGAGCGTCCGCCACAGGCGCGGACTTCTTCGCCACTGTACGTTTCGCGGTTTTCGGTGCTTCCTCCACCACTGCGGTTTCAACCGCACTTTCGGGAGTCTGCACTTTTGTTTCTTCAGTCATTTTGGTAGACGTGTCGATAACAGATTTTACCCTCACTCCAGTATGTGCTTCCACGCGATCTCAGGCAGTTGCTTGAGCGCGACGTCCGGGATTCCCATCCACGGTCTCGCCGGCATCTTCTGCGTTCCGAACTGGTGATACACGCCATAAGGCACTGTTTTCACCATAAACCCTTCTGAGGTCGGAATGATCTCAGCAGTGTCCTGCATTTTCCCAGACGCACGCAGGATCGGTGCCCCTGGCCACCGTCGCTTCTTCCGAATGGCATACTTAGGACTCAAAGCCTGCCAGGGGCGACCGGTGTTTGGGTCAACTTGCCGTCGCCATGGAACCTGTAGGTGGTTCTTGAGCAGAATCGGTGCAAACTCTTTCTGAGTCGGTTTCCACCACCGATCCAAGAACATTTTCAGTCGCAGGCCTTGCCAACGAAGATTAATCACGAATCTTTACTTCTTAGGGGCATTTTTCTCGACGACGTGAATCATCTGTTGAATCTTGCTCATAGGCTGCATCTCCAGCCAGTCGATAGCACCATCCCACCGTTGTTTGTTAAGGTGCCACCCTAATTCCATCCAGCTCTCAAC